TATCCTGCTGTTTCGTAAGTATTACCACCTAAATAATTTAATGTTTGAGGTGTAATTGCTAATGAAGCACCTTGTTTAATTACAATTGCACTGTAACCTAAATCAAGGATAGGCATTTTAGCAGTTCCACGAGGTAAAGTAACTAATTTATATTTCATTACTTGTGTTGCTTGAGGAAATGCTTCTAATAAAGGCATGTTTTGGATAGCTTCACCGTAATATGCAGAACCTGAGGGATGATTTGGATTATAAAGTGTATAATCTATTTCATCATCAGCTAAAGCAAATTGAGTGATTCTAAATTGACCATCATTTTGTGCTAGTAACTGGCGTCCTGTATCTGTAAGGATTGCATCTATTGTTACTACGCTGTTATTTAAATATCCCATTTGTTTTTATTGTTATATGTTATAAATATATAATTTTATTATTTTTTACTAAATATTCTTAAAAAATCCAACAGATTGTGCTAATTCTAATAAACTACCTGTATATTTTGGAGTAAAATTTCCTGGGATAAGTAAACCACTAATATTTCCTACAGGGGTTGAAAAGGATCCTGTTTGTAATAAAATAATAGTTTCATTTGGAATCCCATAAATATATTCAAATCGATAACTCGAAGGATTTTGACTCGCAGATAATGGTTGAACTCCAGCTGCTAATACTTGATACAATTGGAAACTTCCTGAGTCAACTATAGGGGAACTTCCTGAATAATTATATTGTCGAATGGATACAGGGGTTGCACTTGATGAAAATAATGTTGTTCCGTTATTTGAAGGAAATATTGAATTCAAAAAGGAAATATTACTAGTTAATGGATTGTCTACGGGAATAGAATTACTACTTGTAATAATTGAATTATTAGTAGGACTTAAATCAATTCTATCACCATTTATACTAATTAATGAAGTAACATGAACTGTAGTTGCATTCCTACCAGAAACTGATAATAGGTTTTGTTGCATATCCATTGAAAACTTAACAGGTGATATGTTATCAAAATAAGCAAACCAATTACAATAATCTTCAACATTTGCTACTGCTCCTATTGAACTTCCTGAAATCATAGGTTGATTAACATATAATTGCGATATAGATCCTGTAGAGGATGTTGTTATACTTCCGTTATATCTTGGATTTGTAATTCTTGCTGTTGTATAATTTGAAGCAGGAACGGTAGATGGTGTTGCACTACCTGATCCTCTAGAAGCACTTATTATTACATTTTTATTTACGGCCGTAATAGCATTTGATGAGAAATCTACATCAAAAAATTCTTCATTTGGACGAGATATAATAGCATTATTTACTAATGGGTTGAATGATGAATAATTATATCCATTTGCCTCATTTAAAAATGGATCTAAAGTTACAGCTCTAGCTGGGGTGAGGGAATTATATGCATAAGGATCACCTATGGTATAAGGGGCAAAAATTGTAGTTGTTTCCAATGATCCTCCACCAACAAATTGAATTTTGTAAATTGTTTGAGATTCGGGAGAAATAGAAGAAATAGTCCCTGTTACTGTTGAGGTATATGGAGTCGCATTTACAGTAAAGGCTACTGGGAGGGTAATTTTATCCCCAACCCTTAAATTAGATAAAGCTGCTTCTATATTTAATCCATCATCATCAAGTTCATTTATATATAAAGAAGTTATATATAAGTAAAAATTAGAACCATTATATCCAATATTTATCTGCCAAAAAATGTTCCCAGCACCTGGGGTTGTTAAGGAAGATCCGAAAATATTATATACGGACAATTGGGTAGAAGCCAATTTATATGGGTTATCCTCATTTAATTCCCCATTTTCTACCTCTAAAATAGATCCACTTAATTCACCATCAAAAAATTCAATTTGACTTGATTGAGTAAAAATAACTGAACCTGTAAGGGAAGGTGTAGAACCTGTCCAACTTTGAGTAATGTTAACTACGTTATTTCCTGTATATTGGGATGAAGTTAATCCAAATAAATTAGGCATTGTACCTCCAGTTCCTCCATTAATTTCATACATTTGGATTGGAGATCCTGTAATTTCTATATTTTGAAAAGCAAAAGGAGAATTCCATGTAGGAGGAGGTGTACTACCACTTCCATAATAGGAAGTAGTTGTATATGTATTAACTTGAGGAACAGGATATTTATTTCTTTCTAGTAAATGTTGTTTGATTACAATACCCGTAGCTAATGATGTTCTAGCAGGTACGTAATCTTTAATCATTTTAAATAGGGCATTATCATAATATTGAATTATTCTAATGTAATCCCAAATATTGTAGTTTGATGTATATTTTTTAAAATATTCTTCACTTAAAATATCCAGTTCAGGATATGTTTGAGCTGAGGTTGAAACTAATCTTGGGTCACCAATATAGTTACCAATATTAAAATATCCTATTTGTGAATTTATATCCTCGTTTATTTCATTTTGAGGGGATAAAGCTACTTCTGTATAGTTAATATCATTAGTATAACTTTGACTTATAGGATAATTTTGTTGTATTGAAATAAATGGAGAAAGGACTTTATTTGTAGGTAAATTTACTTCTTCACTTCCACTATAAGGTAATTCACCTGATATTTGGGTGATTTTTTCAGTAACAATATTTTTAATGCCTGTTGGTACTTGATCAAAGTAAATATATTCGTAATTATTTTCAAAACTTGATGTATTACTTATATAAAAATTACTATCATTTAAAATAAATGATGAAGCTGTTATCCATGATCCCGTTACTTTAGGGTGGATTGATTTAGAACCTGTGTATAATTCACCACCTAAGGGGGCTCTAAATGCTAATTCATTTGGAGATGAATTTGTTCCTCCTACTCCTTCGGTTGAATAAGGATTCATAACATAATCCTTAAATACACTAGAGTTTAATATAGTATCATAATACCTAATTTCTTGGTAAGAACCACTAAACATCTTACCTAAAGATGAATTCGCAGTAGCCGGAAAATAACTATATACACTATCTGTCCAAGCAGCTTCATTTGCCGTTACCGATGAACTAGCTAAAAAGTTATATTCATTATAATTTCCTCCAGGAGTTACTTTATCTCCAGCGTATAATCTAAAATCTCCAGTATTAACATCAGCTGTAACCATTACACTCCACCAATTACCATTAAAAAAAGGTAAATAAACACTTGCTGAGGTTGAAAGAGCACTTATATCTGGAATTAGATCTAAAAGAGCATATTGGTAGGAAGAACTTGGAATCGAACCTGAATAGGAACCACTTGCATAGCCTGAACCTGTATATCTTAAACGAATAGCTGAACCTAAATTATTTGTCCATAAACTTTGGGAATAATATCCACCATTAGTAGGAACCCCGTTAGTTTTAAATCTAAATTGTATACTTGCTGGGTTTGTGGTATCCCAATTAGGTCCAAGTTCCCAAGAAGAAGATATAAAGTAAGATCCTGAAGTATTGTAAGCTAAGTTATATTCATTTTGCCATTGATCCCATGTATTTGGGTTTTTATCTTTACCACCAAATTCGTTGATACGAATAATAGTATCAGGAATACCGAATATGTTAACTAAAGTTCTAACACCATCAACTGTACCTTTTTTCTTTAAAAGATAAGGTAAATTATGATATATTTTTTTATAAGATAATTTTATAAAATCATCAATTGTTGGTAAAGAAGAAGCTGAAACTGATGCTGTTACATAAGATGTGATTAATTCACTTCCTGTTGGAACCAATGTACTACCACTTGGTGATAAACCAATAATAGAGTTATATATATTTTCAAGAGTATATGTACTATCGTATATTTTAGTTCCTAAAGATGCTAATACATCTGCAACTAAATCTTTTGAAACACCCTCGTATAAATTTGAATTTGCATTTAATTTAGAAGTAATACCCTTTGTATATAACCAAATATAGTCAAAGAATTGACCCACCATATTTACAAATAGTATGTAATTAGTGTTATCATTATCACTTCGAATAAATTCAGGTACTACATAAATTAAATTATTTTGATTATTTTGATCATATATTGATGCTGAGATACTTTGGGTAGTATACCAGTTAATAGCTTGAGATGATCCGGTTGAATATAAAGTATATGGAGGGGTAGAATTTGATTTAGGCCAAGTATATGAACTTGAATCATAATATAAAAAATATTCATATCCATCAAAACTTACTATTTCATCTTGGATTTTTTTCTCTAAAATTGCTTTACTTGAAGAAACAGCAAATGATTGAGATGTTGAACCTGTAATGGTAGAATATATAGCATTAATTTGGTTCTGATAATTCTCTATATTTGATACTTTTTGTTTAAAATTATACAATCGTTGATTTGCTGAGGAGAAGAAAACAAAGTTTTCATAATCTTCATAATCTACTGAAAGGTCAAAATTAGGACCATCTAAATTGGTTAATAATTGGGATAAAGCACCTGATAATGGGGTTGATGTAATACTATTATATGATTGGTAACTTGTAAGAGGTCCAGTTTCATCTTTAATAGGAATATTAAAATTGGCTGTTTTTAATTGTAAAACATTATCAATATTTAATACTATATCTTCAAATTCAATTTGGTAAGCCGTTGATTCAGCCGTTTTAACTACAACATATGTTTGAGTTTTTAATGGTATATTTGCCGGTAAAGGTTCATATAATTTAATTAAAACTGAATATGTTGGGGTTGTAATGTCTAACAAAACATTAACAGCTAATACATAAAAATTATCTTCAAAATTTAAATAAAATTCATCGAAATAATTTAAATCATCTAATTGGGCCTTAAATTCATTATAAGCAATAGCTATTTCTTCATTAGATAAAAAATTAGAATTTAATCTAATTTCAGTTCCATTTGAAGAAATTTCACTTATATAATATTGTTGTTCAAAAGAGGAACTTAATTTAGGAGCAATATAGTTATATACCGTTTTTACTATACCTGTAGTAAATCCGGCTGTAATAGCATCTTCTTCAGGGTTAATTGTAATAGAGGTAATATCCTCAGCACTTGTTAAGTATTGAGGTTTCCATCCAGCAAAATTATAATTACTTTGTAATAAATTGTTATTAAAATCATATACAAAATACTCAATCGTATCCTTATTAGCATTAAAAGAGCTTGATAATGTAAAGTTAGGGATTACATTAAAGTCTTGTGTATTAAAAGACTGATTAGGTGTTAATGTATTAGGATTTATTTGAGTTATACTATTCATATATTATAATTATCCTGTAGGTAATTGGATGTTGCTAATCTGTTGTTGTAAATCCAAATTATCTTGTCTAAGTTGTGTAATTTCGTCAATAAGTGCTTGAACTACTTCATCTTGGGGAGCCGTTGTTCCAATATAAGCACCACTAGTTTTAACTAAATATTCGTGAGAATTAATTTCTCCAAATTTAGGTATGTCAAAAAATAATTGTTGATATTCTTGGAAAAATTGTTCAACTGTAACACTTGGGGCTACAGCTAAAGAAGAAGTAGGTTGGACTAATTGAGTAAAAGAAGTATCAATAGTATTATTGAAACTATCTCTATCAAATACCTGTTTACTAAAATTTATATTTTCCATTATCCATTAACTACTTTAAAGTAATATTGATCTTCATATACAATCGTTGAACTACCAATTGTAGTTTGTACAAGAATTTGATAATATCTTTCAGGTTCTAATCCATTCATATATAAATCAAAATAACTTCCTGAAGGGTCTACACTAAGTTTAGTATATGTTGTATCAAAATCAATCACATATTCATTAGTCTCTAAATCCTTAATAGCATAATAAGATGCTGTAGGTAAATAATAATTGTAAGTATAAACAGATGATGTTACCCATAATTGAGGTGGATATTCAGGACGAGAATTTACTCTAAATCTATTTATACTTTCACTAAAGAATATACCTGGGTTGTTGTTAATTAGTATGGATGCTGGTAAAGTGGTTAATTCAAATTGGCCTTTAGTTAAAGTAATCTGTAAATCAGTTCCCCCGGAAGTTGTTGCTCCTAATGATTGGGAAGGGATTGTAATTACTTGTCCTGGGGAATATCCAGATCCTGTACTAGTTACGGTAATATTAGATATTGAGGAGGTTGTAGCTCCTAATGTAATTGAAAATATTGCTGTTGAGCAAAGTGTTGGAGTTGATCCACTTACACCTGTAAATGTTGTATTTGGGGTGGAACCGGTTGCATTTACATTTTGTGTAATTGATGAAGAAAGGGCATTCGATGTTGTTCTTAGAATACCTAAAGGATCTAAACTTCCAATATTATATGAATAATCATTCCATTTAAACTCTAATTGAGGAGGATAAATAGTATGGGTGTCTCTTGAAAAATAAGCTAAATTTACTTGTTGATATATACTATTTACAAATTCTAAAGATGGATCTTGTCTAATAATAAATCCATCATTTGGTCTTCCATTTGATGGGTTGGCAATACTTGCTGTCCAATATTCAACAAATGATTTAACGTTAAATGTTAAATCTAAAGGTGAATAATAGGTAAATGTTTGACTAGTTTGAGGTGTTGTATACCAAGTACCACCTCCAGATGATGAAGGATTAGTAGAAATATTAAAAGATCCTGTACTTCCTGCAGTATAGGAAGATGTTTTCCAAGCATTACTTCCTGAGTAAGATCTCCAAATCCATGAACATCCATTTTGGGTCTCAGGTGAGTTTAGATAACGACCTGTTCCCATATTCCAAGATTGAGATACCATGTTTACCAATACAGTAGTATCACTACTTAAACCAGTATCATTAGCAACAAATAATTTTAAATTTGCTGTCCAATTTGAAGTTCTTATTAGACTTTGAGAAACAAAAGCTATATCTGAATCATCAAATTGGATTAAAAAGCGAGATGTTTGAGGATAAAGACCGTTTTGGATAGATCCTAATGGACCTGTTTTAAAATTTGTACTAGCTTCAATAATTTCATCTAATCCTGTATTCATATTAGAATAGGATGAATATAATGTTGAGTCTTTGGTAGGAAATATTTTATATACTGCCATTAATTATATATTAAAATGGTACTACTTTTGCTTGAATATCTGTGTTGGGGTACTTAACTTCAAAAATCATTGGATCTAATGAAGGATATATTACATTATTATTTGTAGCAGCACTAATATCATAAGCAAAATCTGAGTATCCATTAGATGCTCCTACTTTATTAACAATTGATACACTTTTAACAGTTTGTACACCTTCAATTCTATCTAATATAACATTTATATCGCGTAAAATAATTGGCTGATTGATTTGCCAATTTTCAATGGTAAAATAATCTTTCATTGCTGTTATGCATTTTAAGAGTACTTCATCATTGTTATAATTAGGTAAAGTAATAATATTTATATTAACTCCTATATTAATAATATAAGCATCTTTAATATTAATGTTATCATTTATAATTCTGTATTCTGATAGATATACTGCTAAATTTTGCTTTAAAGCTTCAGATGCTTGGGTTAACTGTTGATTTACATTATATGCTAGAACATAAAGATCTAATACACTTGGAATATCACCAGTTGCTACATCAGATGCTTTTTGTTGAGCGGCAAATACTTTAGCTATATTACCATAATCTGAGGGTAAACTTAAAGCGCGTACTACATAATCATCAAATGTTACTGTACGTAATTGGTTTTGAAAATTACCTAATGAATTTTGTCTAATTTCATTTATATTATCTCCATCAGATCCACCATCAGCAGCTACAGGATTTGTAACTAATAAAGAAGTAAATATTTGATTTGCTAATGATGAATTAGTTATACTTGAATTCAAAAACTTAACGTTTGTAGTATCTATAAGAGTTAATGAATTTGCTTGAGCATTTGCTGAAACACCTCCACCAACTAAATAACGTGTTGTTAAAGTAGTATTAGCAGGTGCAATACCATAAGTATTTGTAAATATAAAGTTTGTAGGAGAGTAAGCTGTTGTTAATTTACTTTTTTGAGTTGGTAATCCAATACCTACATTGTTTGGGTTTGGAATAATTACTTCAGTAGTATCTGTTGGACTTCCAGCTCCAAATTGTACCTGAAGGGTAGTCTTATTTAAAAAACGAGTTGCAAATCTTCTAGCAACTTGTTTTACTTGAAGTAAATTAGCTACATTAGTATCTGAGGAAAAATTAGGATTATTAATGTTAGTATTTTTAATACTTTCAAAAATTGAATCTTGAGCTAAATTATCTACTTCATACCATATATTATTGTTAGAATCAGTAATACTTAAGATTCCAATGATGTTGGTATCACTTATATTAAATGAATTAAACGCTACCGGGACCGTAAATGAATTGGTTTGGGTCTTTATAGTAGCTGATATGGCTTGCCTTTGTTTCTTTAGTAAATAATAAGTAGGGGCGTTGTTTGCGGTAGAATATACTGTAACTTCCGTAGGATCTAATGAACTACTAACAGTAAAATCAACATTATCTTGGATTAAAAATTTTAATGAACTTGTTAAATTAGAAGTTACTGTTGTATTTTCAGGTATTTGTAAGGCATATGTGTAATCAGGTATTGCAACACTTGCACTTATAGTAGCAGGTACTTGTTGGTATATATCAAATACAACTGTTGCAGCTGATGTTACTCGAGGTTTATATCCAAGTAAATATGCTAATTCATATAAATTTTGGGTTTGACGAGCATATTGGATAAATGTTTCCTGAACTTGATTATCAACATAAAAAGATAAAACATCACCTACATAAGCTGCCATTTCCATAAACATCATACCAGGTGATGATGGAGTAAAATCACTATAAGTGTTAGGGAAATAGGTTTTTGCATAACTGATAAGACTGTCTTTCAGTGATGGGAAATCTCTATTTATATATTTTATATCTTTTTTTGAAGCCATGTTATACTACTACGTTAATACTGTCTGTTATACCAAAATTTGTTACACTATAATATATTTTTATTAAAATAGTATTTTCGTCAGCATTTGGTTGAACTAAAACATTGTTAAGAGTTACAAATGGAAAGAAAGCATTTATTTCATTTTGAATGAGTTGTCTAACTATACCATCTGTTAATCCATTAATATTTTCATATACAAATCGTTGAAGACCACTTCCAAAAAATGGGTTAAATACACGTTCTCCTTGATTTGTAGAGTAAAAATTAATTAAGTTATTTTTTATAGCATCTCTAGTAAAATAATTAGGTCTAAATACGGCAGGAGCGCTAAAAGGAAGGTCAACCCCTACGGCTTGCCTTCCGACGTTATCTGCTGGGAATCTATTATTTACTATAAATGCCATTATTTATTCATTAAATTCATTATTTGATCTAATCCTACTTCTCCAGGAGGTAAATCACCTCCAGGCATTGCTCCTTGTGGATTAAATGTACCGGCATAAGCTGAAGTTGCAGCTCCACCATTTTGCATTTCACCTAAAATCCCCGAAAACATATTTCTACGTTCTTCAGAGGTTAATTGTTTTGGTTTTTCAATGTGAGGTTGAGCATAATTATCTCTTACGGATTCTTGTACAATTGTTTTAGGAGCACGAACTGCTTCTAAAAGAATTTCTTTTAATTCTTCTTGAATAGCTTCTTTAACAGCTGATTTGATCAAAATTTTAAGTTCTGTGGTTTTCATCGTATTATAAATATTAAATTAATAAGCTTTTAAATTATCTCTGTCAATTATCAGTTTAAGTTCATCTATTAATGTTTGATCACTTGCTGTAAATGAAAGTTCAGTGTTTATAAGTGGAACACCTTGTGAATTGTAGGCAACTGCTCTTTTTCTAACAATTGAGTCATTATATGGGATTTCTTCTATTTTTATAGTAAAACCTTGGTAGGTTGATTGGTTTGTTGTTTGTAGAGATTGTTGTTGAGATGTGACTGCACTTATTATATTAGGATTAACCTCAACTAATGTAGCGAAAGGACTACATTTTTTTAAATACGCATCTAACTCATTTAATTTAGCTGTTAACTTATCAAGAGCAGCTGCTATCAATGCTAATGGGATAGTAGTAGAAGAAAGAGCATCTTGAATTTTTTGAAGTTTTGATGCACCTAAATTATCAAATGAAATTCCATCAAGTGCATCTCCTAAATCACTTAGAAGAGAGGCTACAGCTCCTGGGGTTACAGGGACAGCTTTTATAGCAACTGATGCTCCTGTTTTAGCTATTTTAAGAGCATTTACTATATCAAGGGCTGTATTAAAACCAACATTTACTCCCGTAATAGTAGAAGTTAAATTATCTAAAGTTTTTCCTACTTTATTCAATTCATCTACTATATTATTTCTTTGTGAGATTAACTTATCTACTTGATCCGCAGGGAGACAAAAATCCGAAACTTTATCCTGAACTAATTCTGTAATTTTTTTCTGAAGGAATTGTTCTATAAAAACACTTTGACTTAAAAGTAAGTTAGGAATTTTACTTATTCCTTTAGGTTTTGATGAATTAGGTATAGATTTAATAATAGTATTGATGGTTGTAGCAGCAGCAGCCGCAGCTTTAGCAGCATCTTTTATCTTTTTAGCTTTTTCAGCAGCTTGTTCAGCTTCCATTTTAGCTTTTGCCAATTCTTCTTTACTAAGTTCTATAGCCATTATTATATTGTTTTAGATACTTTAGATTTTGTTTGAGTCTCTAATTGGGTCTTAATTTTATTTAATTCAGGTATAAAAGCAGTTGTAACAAATGGATTAACAGCAGGTCCGGCTTGAGGAATTATTGTTTGTAAAGCTGTAGCTAATTGTAGTAATTGGGTGGTTAAATCACTTAAAATACTAATTGTAGTATCACCTAATAAAATAGGTTCAGTAGCATCTTTACTTCCTAAATATACATTTTGAGATTGTAATACTGAAGTAGGAGCATCAATGTTTACACTATTAACAGCATTTAATCCAACAGATTGTTTTGATGATAATAAAATATGATCTGAGGTACTGTTTAATAAGATTCTACTAGCATTAGATATAACTTGACTTCCTGAATATTCATTTGGTTTGGTTGGTGCTGTTGTATAGCTATTATATGTTGTACTAGATGCATCTATTTTAATTTGTTGAGTAGATGTCATCCAAATACTTGAAGGATCTTTATTGATATCTTCATATGTTGGAATCCAAGCATCTGTATTTGATGATCCTTGTCCATTTCTAAGTAATGTAATGGGATCTCCCTCATTACCTATATCCTTAACTGACCATCCATTAAGAGAACCTGTAACTGTGCTTCCAAAACGTAATGAATTACCCCATCTACCTTCAAAAATTACATCACCCTCATATGGTTGGAGATTTTTTATATTTGATTTTTCTTGGAATGTATTACCTAAAAATATTTCAGTAGATCCATCTTGAACTTTTCGTACAACACCTGCTCCTGATTGTTCGTAATCATTTAACTGGGCTTGTTGAACTCCATCTCCATAATTATCTTTTGATTCTATTGAAGGATCCGGTAAAGCATTATGATGAACACTATTCCATAAGTTAACCGGTAAAAAATAATAATATTCTGTTTTATTTAAATCTATATTATATGGATCCTGTATATCTACTGTGGGCATACTCATTATATATGCTATCTCATTGATTAAAGGTACTTGTCTATAATTAGGAAATAAAGGTTTTGCAAAAGTATATTGAGACAGTAAATAATCTTTATCTTGAGTTTTCTCGGATGAAACGGGGTTGGTTACAGAATCAAAAAGGACTCCTCCTAAAGATGCATATCCTCCATATAAATCATACAATTCAGGAATATCTCTTTTAATGGCTTCTAGATCTAAAAAAACATATTTTATTCTAACGGGGGTAATAGCAAATGTCCCCTGTCTTCCAAATTTAGAAGAATTTGAAAGAATACTATTTTCAAGACCAAAATTAAAAAAACCTGCCATTATTTATTATCTCCTCCTTTAAGATCATTCATTGCTGAAAGTAATTGTTCTTTTTCTTCATCAGAAATAGTTAATGAACCTTCTGATGTTTGGGTTTGCATGGCACGTTGAGCTAAAGCAGCCATTTTAATTAGAATGTCATCATTTTTAACTCCTATATCCATGTATTCTTTAATCAATGGAACTACTAAAGTAGCATCTCCTACATCTGAAATAAGGGGTTTTAATTCATTGATTAAAGCTGTGACTTGTTTGTCTTTTTTCTGTTGGTTAGTATAAATTTCCTCCAATATATCAGAGAATTTTTTCTTACCAAAGACTACATTATCAAATTGTGACATAAATATACAATATTAGTTTTTTGATAAATATTAAAACTAAAAATTTGTATATCCGTTTTCTAAATAAAAGACGTAATTTTCTTTAAATACATCATATAGCTGATTAGCTATTTTTGTGATTTTTGGTGTTTTAACATCTATAATTTCACGGATATAAATGTAAAGTGCTTTTTTATTGAAAATATCTAAATTTTCTCTTTTACGAAATAATTCTAAAATGGCATCTGCTATTTGAGCATCATATTCTTTAGGAAAAAGTTTATATATATTTGTTGTGCAATATTCTACATATTCATTTATAAACATAGATAATTTATCTTCATGGATATTATCATCTATATTGTATGAATGGGTTTCACTTTCTTCTAATAATTCAATAGGTGCAGTATCAATACGTTTTTTATAATTTTTCTGATTTGAAAGAATTAAATAACGTTTTGCAATAGTACCAAAATATGAATATGCTTTAGCTCCCTTTTCATGATTAAATAAATGAATTTTAGATAA